GATAGAATATCAATGCAGCAAGCGGGCTCATTAGGACGCCTTATACTAGCTTTTGGTAACACCCCTATACAATACGCTCGGTTAACTAAAAAAGCTACGTTAGATTTAATTAATGGACGTGGAGATTGGAAGACAAATATTAGTAAGATTGCATATTATAGTGTAATACAGAATATTATATTCTCTGCTTTGCAACAAGGTATGTTCGCACTACTATTTGACGACGAAGATGATGAAGAAGTACAATCAAGATTATTTAGAATAGGTAATAGTAGTGCTGATACGTTACTTCGCGGAATAGGTGTTTATGGCGCAGCTGCAGCCACAGTTAAAAATATGATATTTAAAATCATAGAAGAATCTGAAAAATCAAGACCTGATTATAAGCAATTAGCAATAGAAGCAACTTCAATATCACCACCAATCAACTCTAAATTAAGAAAACTTGAATCAGCTGGTAAAACATTTACTTATAAGCAATCAAAAGAAAAAGTATTTACTGAAGGCTTTAGTTTAGAAAACCCAGCTTTTTTAGCGGCTGGTAAAGTTATATCTGCCGGAACAAACCTACCTGCTGATCGTGTTGTTCAAAAAATGGATCATATATATACGGCCATGCAACCTGAAACGGAATTATGGCAGGGTATTGCATTGTCACTTGGATGGAGCGAGTGGGATTTAGGTATGATTGAAAAGCAAACTAAAAAAGAGTTACAAAAGTCTAGATCAGGAATTAATTCAAGATCAAGAACTAGAACAAGAACAAGAAAAAGAAATTAATATGGCAAATTGCTCAGGACTTAAAATGTCACCACTTACAAAAAAAGATCGTTGCTATTACAAAGCAAAAGCAAAGTATAGAGTATTCCCTTCAGCGTACGCATCGGGATATATTGCTAAATGTCGTAAAAAAGGCGGTAAAATCGGTTAGCATGCCTTATGTAAGCGATGCACAGCGAAAAGCTGTATGGGCTAGCCGCAATGAGCGGGGTGAATCACCTGTTAAAAAAGTGAGAAAAACAGCAAAAGGCGCTTCGCTTAAACGATGGTTTAAAGAAGAGTGGATTGATGTTCGCACAGGCAAGCCATGCGGTAGACGTAAAGGTGAAAAACGCGGTACGCCATATTGTAGACCTAAAAAAAGAATATCTTCTAAAACACCTAAGACTGCTAGTGAAATGTCAGCGTCTGAAAAAAGAAGTAAAATAAGAGAGAAGACAAAGCTAGGCCAACCAGCAGGAGCACCACGCAGAGTTAGTCCAGTTACAATGAAAAGCTCTTGCAAATATTAGATCATGGAAGATTTAAAAATATACGGAATAAATTTAACCGCACTTGGTGGTAGTTTTTTTGCGGATTTAAATCCAGTATTATCTACTTTAGTTTTATCAGCTACCCTTATTTATACTATTATACAGATTATTGAAAAAACTAAAAAGTAATATATGACACTCCCCAAAAACGGCGTTGCGCGCGAAATTAGACACTATGTAGGAAGTTTATTTATTTTTTTATTTGTTATAGGAATTATTGTAGTGCTTATACAATTTCCTGTATTAGAAACAAATAAAGAAGTTGTTATGATGTTGATAGGTACAATTTCCGCAAGCATAGGCATTGTTGTAAGCACAATTACTGGCGCTAAACCTGATGACATTAATGCGCTTAAAGCTGATCTTGAAAAGAAACAATTACAAATTGATTGGCTAACAAAATCAAAAGATGATTTAGAGGGTATGGTTATAGACCTACAAAAAACCATGCTTGAAAATCAAGATGCAGTTATGGATAAGATTATTCTTAAAGCTGCCCTTGATTATGATGACATTCACAACCCACCTAAAAAATAAAACACCATGGCTGGTATAGATATTAATGGCGACGGAAAGTCAGATTTTAGTATTAGCCTACCACAAGTAATTACGGTATTAGCTATGTTAGGGTCTATAATAGGTTCTTATTATACTTTAAATGCAAGAATAGATGCTGCTGAAGTAGCAATAAAAAAATTAAAAGAAAACGAGCAAAAGTATACTTGGCCTAATCAAAGAAAACTTGAAGAAGAGGTTCGTAAAATGGAGCTTGAAATGAAAGCTTTTATGAAAGATCTTGAATATCTTCAAAAAGACAAATAAAAAAAGGGGCCGCAAAGCCCCTTAATTTTTTACCCATCGCAACTAACACAATCAGGATTCATTGCCGTGGCTGCAATATCACCACGCAATACTGATTCCGTCCTCATATAGTATAATGTTTTTATACCGCGCTTCCATGCTTCTAAATGAATTTGATTAATCCATTTAGGTGTAGCTACAGATGGGAAAGCTAAATTTAAACTTACAGATTGATCTATATAGTCTTGTCTTATGCCAGCTTGATTAATTAATTCTAATTGATTAATCTCTTTAAATGTTTTAAATACATTCTTTACTGGCTCTCCTTCTTTTTCATTAAGTCTTCCGGTGTGATCGTAAAACCATCCATTGAGTTGCTCAATTCCTTGAACGGATCCACCATCTTCCAAAATCTTATCCCAAGTTTCTTTATTATCGATACCAATTTTTCTTAATACTTTTTTAAGTTCTTTATTTTTTCTAATAAATGTGCCTTTAGCTGATTGCTCAGTAAATACATTTGCAGCCCATGGCTCAATACCCGGCGACACATTTCCAGCTAGCTTACTATTTGAAACGGTTGGTGCAATAGATCTAAGGTGTGTATTACGAAAACCTGTACCAGAACACCATAATGGTTCACCATATGTTTCAGCTAATGCCCGCGAAGCTCTTTCAGTTTCTATTTTTATTTTTGAAAATATTTCTCGCGTTTTGAATTGCGCTAATAAGCTCTCGAAAGCTATACCGTTTTTTTGTAGCAGGCTGTGCCATCCAAGGACACCCAATCCAAGTGCCCTGCCTTTTTCCGCACTGCGTACAGAGTTCTCGAATCCTTTCATATTCTTTGCCTTCTGAATAAATTCTTCTAGCACACCGTCCAGGAACCAGGTCGCGTCGTAAATTAAATTCGTATTTTTCCATTCGTCATATTTATCTAAGTTAACAGATGACAAGCAGCAGACAAATGAATGCGACTCGTCAGTATGTAATGTTATCTCGCTACATATATTCGTCATATGGACTTTAAGTCCATTTTGTTTGTATGCATCTGGATTAGCTTTGTTCGTATTTCCTTTAAATAAAATATAAGGCTCTCCAGTTGCTTTACGCTTTTGTAAAAGCTTCCCCCATTTTCTTCTTGCGTCTTTATCTCCGCTCTCAAGTCTTCGCATAAACTTATCACCGACCACAGCGCACTGGTGGAGATTGAGTGACTGTCTATTAACGTCACCTTTGGGCTCTCTAATTTCCAACCATTCTTCAAAGTCGGCATGGTCAATATTGATATTAACTGATGCTGCTCCTCTACGGACAGATCCTTGATTAGTGGCAAGTATAGTTGAATCGTAAATCTTGCAAAACGGCACCACTCCATCAGATGTTCCATTTCCTGTAATTCTAGCTCCAGCGGGTCTTATCATATTAACTCCTATGCCAACACCGCCGCCATGCTTGGCTAAGAGCATCATTTCTAAATTCTTTTGTCCAATATCTTGTATACTATCTGCAACATCAATTCCAAAACAACTAATAGGTAAACCTCTGTCTGTGCCGGTATTAGAAAGAACAGGTGAAGCTAAACACAACCAACCATCCCATATATATTGAAAAAATTTATCTGCTAATTCTGGTTTGTATAAACGTCTTGCAACTGTTTTTGCAACGCGCATATAGGCATCACGAGGTGTCTCGCCTGCTAATAAATAGCCACCAGCAATTGTTTTTTTATAAACCTCGGTATCACCCCACGAGGGGTAGTCCTCACCTTTTATCCATTCATTATTCCACATCAGATTCTTCTTTTTTATTCAAAAAATCTGTTTTCATATTCTCCAGTGCCTCCTCGTATCCAGGTATTCTTTTCAATGTCTCTAGCGTCCCAATCGATAGGTCCTTTAGGTTGTTCATTTCCTGAATCATTTGTTGTACGTTTGCTCCCAGGATTTCTATCCTGTTCCACATTTCTATTAGTTTGTTTTCTTTCATTGTGCATTATATAAATATATTAAGTATCCTATTGTTACGTTTAAATTTACAGCTACTAAGTTCCATTGTTTAGCAATAAACACTTGGGGCATTGACAAAATGCCGCCAATAACATAAGTTGTACCGCCAATTGATCCATAGTTTAAAAGGTAGGGGGACATCATTATAAACGCCGTCCCCATATACCCTAGTCTATTTGATATTCTTTCAAGCGGTGTTAACCTACGTTGCTTTACTAAATTTTTTAGCAGTTTTCTTTTTACCATATGTCTTCAAAATCTTCTCCCTCGTTTGCTTTGGAATAATCAGTTGGACGCACAGCAAAAAAATCAGTATGAGTATGCCCCCCGGTAAGATGATAGAACCAGTCAAGATTGCTTGCTGCTTTTTCGTTAAACGCAAAGTACTGCCCGAGGTCGAGGTAACCAAGTTCTGATAATTTTTCATTGAGACGTTTTCTAATGAATTGTTTGAGATCGTAGGCTTTAAGGTTTTCAATATCTCCTTGTTCAAACATTTTATCAATATATCGCTCTTCTGCTTCGAGCATTGTTTTTGCTGCTGTAATAACATCTTCTCTACAATCTTCTAATAATGTTGGTATTTCATCACACATATGTCTAAATAATTGACACCCCATGCGGCTATGCAATGATTCATCCCGCACAGACCATTTCATCTGTTGTCCAATTCCCTTAAGAAGGTTACGAAGCTGGAAAGAATATAATACAGCAAAAGCACTGTAAAGAGATACCCCCTCAGCGAAAGCGCTAAAGATGGCCAATGACTTTCCAATCCCAATTGGATCGTTGCCATCGTAAGCAACCAAGTTTTCAAATCGCTCTGCGGTAGCAGGCTCATGCAAAAAAGCTTCAAAGTTTTCAAGACCTAATGTTTCATTTAAATAGCTGTATGCTACAGCGTGAATTGTTTCCTGTGAACCAAACATCATGGCCATTTGTTGTATTTCATGCTTTGGAAACCATGATACAACTTTTTGTGTCCAATAGTCAGACACCGCACACTCCGTTTGCGCAAAACCCAAAAGGATATTTCCAACCAGGTTTTTCTCTGAGGCTGTAAGCTTTTCGTTCCAATCCTTGACGTCACCTGACATTGGGATCTCGGTATGTAACCAGAATGCTTGAGCTTGTTTAAGCCAGCCCTCAGTATAGTATTCTGGGTATTCAAATGGTTTGTACGCAATTCTTTCATCAAATAATCCCATATTAACTTCTTTCTATTTCTAAACATATATCTACAAAAGGCAGATATAATACGTGTTGAACATAATCTTTTTCAGGGTAGGATCTTATTCCTACAACTATTCCAGGGTATAACCCAATACTAAGTGACCAATTAGGAACATTCATTTTCCTTGACCTTTATAACGTTTAACATAATTTTTTGATGATTTTAAAGTTGATGATTTACTTTTTGCGTGTACACCTTTACGCTTTACCTTATGCTTTAATGTATAATTTGAAGCAATTATTTTAGCCATAACATTTTATATTATATTGTTCATGCAGCTCAACGAGCTCCTTATATTTTAAAAACCCTCTTTGATTTACGGTCCACTTAATCCATTTTTCAATTTGGCGGTTTGCGTAATGTCTTCTAGCTATTTCTTTCGCATTTCCTTTATTAGGTCTATTACCCTGTCGCATTCTTTTTGATTTTGTGGTTTAAATAAAACGTAGTTAGGAAACTGCTCAGAAACTAAACGCTTAAATAATTTCCATCTTATAGGAAATGATTCATTTGCTCTACCTTTTGTTTCTATTATAAAGTCATCGCCTATAAAATCAGGCGTATACTTTATAGGCAATATTCTTTTTCCTCCTCTATTTGTAAAATCACCTTTACCATTAGCTTGTCTTTCATAAGATTCATTTGCTAAATGGAAACCATTTATAAGTACAAATGTTTCGCCTTCATATTTAGCTTTTATCTTATTCTTTTTTAAAGCCATGTACATATATCTTTCTAACCCTGACGCAAAGTTTATTCCGTCATATGTTATTTTTTTTGCCTGTACTGGACCTTTCTTTCTAACTCTTTTCTTTCGCATCTCTTATGTAGCATTCTTCAATCTCATCACGTAAAACCATTCGTGCTTTTTCAAGATAGTTAACAGCATCCATAAGCTCTTCTTGTAAATGTTGTAGCCAAGTATCTAATGGTTGATCATCATCAGCTAGAGTAACACCATACTTTTTATAGCCAACATCTGATCGTGATTTAATTTTATTAATTACTTGTTCAATTATTTTGTCTCTCATAGTGTATCCTTTACAAAAGTACCATCAATCATTCTGCCAGTTCTATTAGAAATTTCATCATAAGCAGACTGAATACAGCTTTCAATGTCGTAACCGACCAACTTTGAGAGATTAGTAAGTACAACAACAGAATCACCAATAGCGTCAATAATACCTGCTTTATCATCTTTAAGTAAAGCAGCGGCGAGTTCTCCGGTTTCTTCATATAATTTAATTAATTGTGTCTTAGGATCACCGTCTTTATATATCCCTCGCTCGTCTGCCCAGCTTCTAATGAGATCAAATATCTCTAGCTTATCATAAGTAGGCTTTGCTAAAAAAGCTTCATAATAAGCTTTATTATAAATAAAACAGCGGTCATTATTATACATTGAAGGCTTTGCATTAGCAACTATCCATTTCTTAGTTTCATTGTTTATTTCAAATTCACCAAGACTAGTTTCCCACTTCAAGCCTTCATTCTTATCTAAGACCATTGCTAGGTCTTGTTTTTCGCAATTGAACGTTGATGTTTGTTCAGTCGGATTAACTTTCATTGATTTTATTTTTATTAGATTAGTATATAATTGTCTATCAACTTTATAGCCGTAAAACTTTTGTAACTGTCTTTCCATCCAGGCTGTTTTGTCTACATCCCGTGATGAAAATAAAACTTCATATTCATCAGCTTTATATCCCTGTTCAATTTCAACGCGTTTATTTAAATTACACGTCATTCCAATTTTTTGACCAGGAATATGATAAATATAGTAAATTTTTTTACTGCCAGAGCTTATCATATTTTGCTACTATATATATGTACTGCATATTCTCAGATATTCCATATCCAACGCTTGAACAATCAGCGCATATAGTTTGATTAAAAGAAGCATCATCGGCATCTATAATCCAGCTTATTGCTGCGTCTAATAACATATTACTGGGCTTAGTGCGATTTGTTTTTTTGTAATAATATATTGTTTCACCTAATGAATCAGGTGATAAATCAAATTCATCAGTAAGAGCTATGTGATTTGCCCATGCCTGCGCTTTTTTATTTAAATCATCATTAATATTATATGGATTTAAATCATAATAACTTCTTATGTTATTTTGAAAATTTAATGCATCAATATACTGTGCATTACTAAAGATTGGTAAAAATAATAGAATTAAAATAAATTTTTTCATGTTGAAAGTTTTGCTTTAATTGGTTCGTGATGTTTATAATTTTTAAGTTTAATCATACTCTTACTAGGTATGTGAATAAAATTACCAGCACCTTCTCTTACGGTTAAACCGAAGGATAAATCTAGTTGCGGTAAATCAAAGGTAGTTCTTTTTAACTGAACTTTTGCTGCTTCTAAGTGATTATTATATAAATGACAATCTCCTAAGCTGGCAATCAGCTGTTTAGGTTTATACCCATGCTCTTTTGCAAGCATTTCTAGCAATAGCCCGTACATGACTATATCATACGGCAATCCAAGAAACACATCAGCGGATCTTTGTTGCCACATTAAACTCATTTCGCCATTATTGATATAGACCTGAAAACCGTAGTGGCAAGGAGGAAGTACCATATCATTAAGCTCACCCACATTCCACGCGTTAACCATGAGACGACGTGAGCTGGGATTTTTTTTGATCTCCAAAAGTAAAGAGAGTAATTGATCAACCCCGCCGAAATTACGCCACTGCTTCCCATAAATAGGACCAAGGGTACCATCTGTTCGTCCTGACCTATTGTAATCATCATTCCAATACTTAACGCCGTTGTTATTAAGATAAGCAATATCTGTGTAACCGGATAAGATCCATAGTAACTCTGTAACAGCTTTGTCAAAATATACTTTTTTACTTGTTAATATTGGAAATCCGAGTTCCATATCATGCCTAAGCATTCTTCCGAAGACAGCGCGCGTCCCCGTTCCAGTTCTATCCGGTTTTTCCACTCCTCCATGGAGTATTCCTGATAATAGTCCTCTGTATTCATCTTCTATATTTATCATAATAATATTTACATATCTTTATATACTCAGGCCATATTGTATGAACGTCATAAATATTTGGTGATATATTTACTTTTTCATATTTTTTATAAGGCCCAATATTAATACCTATTCGCCATTTTTGATCCTCATCTTTAATGCCAACGGGAGATATTCTTATATCATTTCTAATACAATAATCTCGCCATTTCCTTTCTTGTTCTGTAAAGAAATAATCGGGTAAGGTTTTCTTTTTCTTTTTACTGTTTAAACCGCTTCCCATGGCATAACTTCATCAATTACTCTTTCTTCATGAGGTATAAAACAGCCTGACTTTGGTTCCCATTTAAAATAAGCTTCAGCGCCATTTTCACCTAAGTTTTGAAACTTTACTTTAAGAACTTTTGCTTTAACTGTTTTATTTTCGTAATCACGGTGAACAAGCAAGCCATGATAAGAAGCATCATACCACTCGCCACCTCCTTTAATATTATACATAGTTGGTTCTTCAATTTTTCCATTTGCATCTTTATACATTTTTGTAGGGTGAGCAACGATAATAACTAAAACATCATATTTTTTAGCGAATATTTCAATTTTAGTTAAATACTCCATAGTGTAACGGTTTACGTCTTCAGTCTTAGCATCAACGTCCCTAACCTTATTAAACGGATCAATAACTAGGCATTTAATACCTTTTCTTTTCACAAGCTCTGCACCTTTCTTTAAAACTGATTCTAAAGTATAGCGCTCCATATCTATAAAGAAAAAGTTATCATTAACATGCCCAGCTATTTGATTCCATTTACTACTGCCAATATCTGACTTCCGCGGCATATCCTGCCATACCTTTCGCATAAGTTTATGGGCATGAAGAAATGTTGGCGCATTTTCTGGTGAAGCAAAAGCAGTTTTCCAGCCATAATTTGCATTATAGCCGACTACCATTTGATCAACAAAGTCAGACTTACCAGAAGAAGGTATACCAGTAACAGTAATAAACTGTCCGGTATAAGTTGAAAATATTTCATCAAAATTTTGTA